ACAAGCCAAAGAAGTTGCAACAAAGGAAGCAACAGGCAGGATTTGGAAATCTTCTGAAATTGCCCGACTCAAGCCGTGGGAGTTTGAAAAGCTAGAAGCTGAACTCGACCAAGCACGGAATGAAGGGCGAATCGACTTAAACTCTTAAACCTCAAAAAGAAGGGATCGAACTATGGCTTTCGGTACTGCTGCGGGTTATGGAAACCTGCCTTCCGGTAATTTTGCACCGGAAATTTTTAGCCAAAAAGTTCTCAAGTTCTTTCGTCGCGCTTCGGTTGTCGAAGATATTACGAATACCGACTATGCTGGCGAAATTGAAAACTTTGGCGATACGGTTCGTATCATTAAAGAACCTACCGTAACAGTTGCCTCGTACACGCGTGGCTCTGTAGTGAACCCACAAGACTTGGCTGACGATCAGATCACAATGACCGTTGACCAAGCCAATGCGTTCGCATTCAAAATCGATGACATTGAAGAGCGTCATTCGCACGTAAACTTTGAAGCACTTGCCACCTCTTCAGGTGCATTTGCTCTGAAGCGTAAGTACGACAAGACTGTTCTTCAGGCTATGTCTGACGGTGCTGGTATTGCAGCTTCTGCTGTAACTGGTACAACTCTGACCACGACTGCTGCTGCTGGTACTATCGGTACTGCAAACGCACCAATCAACATTGAGACAGACGATGCTGGTATCAACCTGATGCTTGCAATGGCTCGTCTCCTTGACGATGAGTCTGTGCCAGAAGAAAACCGCTGGTTTGTTGCACCACCAATCTTCTATGAGAAGGTGTTCCAAGCTGGTAACAAGATCGCTGAAGTGCAGGTAACTGGTGATGCCACTTCCCCGCTTCGTAACGGTCTGGCAACTGTCGGCACTCTTGCTGGCTTCCGTTGCTACAAGTCAACTGCCTTGAATAGCACAGGCGGCACTGACCAAGTGACTTTGACTGACGCATCTGCAACTCTCGCAACCGACGGTTCTGAGAACATTGTTCTTGCTGGTCACATGTCATCCACTTCTACTGCTTCGCACATTGCAAAGACAGAAGTGGTTCGTTCAACCGAATCGTTCTCCGACGTTATTCGTGGACTTCACGTTTTTGGGCAAAAAGTATTGCGCCAAGAAGCGATTGTTCGCGGCGTTGTAGACTTTGCATAAGGGAGGCTGACTAATGGCTACTATTGATAGAACTCCTAACGGTGGAACTGTTGGACATCCAGCAAACGTTGCTGTTCCTTACGTGATGACTTCCCAAGTCCATGACACCGCTGATGGTGGTACAGGGGGCGACGTTGTTCAGTTGATTGACGTTCCTGCTGATACCATGATTGTTGCTGGTGCTCTGGAAGTTTTGGAAGCACGTGGTAACGGACAGATCACTTTGGACGTTGGTTTCACTGGCGGTGATGTAGACTGTTTTGTTGACGGTTCTGCTTGCGCTGCTGGTTTCACACCATTCTTAGAAGCTGCAGTAGGTGCGTCTGGCTCTAATGCCCGTATCCTGACTTCTGCAGACACTATTGACGCTCTCATTCTTGATGGCGGCTCTAGCGGTGAATCTGCATTGCGTTTCCGCATTCACGTGGTTCTTGCGGATATTTCCAAGAACCCTGTAGAATCTGCTACAGTTTCTACTGGAACATAATATTATTGGGGGCAGGGCAGAATTTTGTTTTGCCCCCTTTACAACCCGGCGAAAATATGATATAAGCACTTTACACAGCCGGGAGATATACCATGTTATTACAGTTATTACCTGAACAAGAAGTAGACTACTGCATAGAAAACTGGGGTGCCAAAGAAGATGGCGCAAAGACACAGCCCAGATCAGACAGCGAAGAATTAAAAAAGAATACAGAGTCGCCTGACATGACACCCGAAGTAAGGCAACTCGTATCAACAAGAATATACAACAACCCTTACATAGACTCAGTAGTTTGTCCAAATAAAGTATCGGTAAACTTTTACAATGAGTATGAAGAGGGTGGCTTCTACAAAAAGCATATAGATACGTTTCGTGCAGCACCTAGAAGCAACAATGTTTACTTTGACTATGGGTTTTCATTAGGTCTTAGTGACGATTACGAGGGCGGGGAGTTTGTTCTAAACAACGATGTAGGTGAAATAAGCTACACAATCGGAAAAGGACAATTGCTCATATTCCCAATCATATACCCTCACGGTGTAAAGCCCATAACAAAAGGTTCGCGTAAAGCAATTATAGGTTGGATGTCAAGCAACGTTTCTTATGAACAAAGCTACATACTGAAAAACTTGTTTGAAATAAACGCAAGCTTTTTGAAAGAAGAAAATCCGATGGCTCTCAAGTCAACGTTGGTACAGAATTATTTAGCTAAACACTGGGGTAAGTAATGGCACCTAGAAAAAAAGCTACACCAAAAAAGAAAAGCTCTGGAAGCCCAAAGCCAAAAAACCCTGCACTATACGCACGAGTAAAGGCAGAGGCCAAACGTAAGTTTGATGTGTACCCAAGCGCATATGCAAATGCTTGGCTGGTTAGAACCTACAAGAAGCGTGGCGGGACGTATGCCTGATGGCTAAACCAAAAGGCGGCTTAACGAAATGGTTCAAGGAAGACTGGCGGGACGTAAAGACTGGCAAGAAGTGCGGTCGCTCTGGTAAAGATAAAAAGAAACGTCCCTACCCAGCTTGTAGACCTGCTAAAGTTGCCAAGCGCATAAGTAAAAAAGAAGCAGCCAAGAAGACGGGACCACGAGCAGTAAAATGGTCCGTTACTGCTTCGGGTAGAAAACGAACTACAAAGAGAAGAAAGAAAGCCTGATGAATAAATCTGTACCACCACCAAAAGGATTTCACTGGATGAGAGCAGGTAAAGGCTACAAACTTATGAAGGGTGACTACAAGCCTCATAAGGGAGCAGTTAGAAACGCATCCTTTGAGGTTCAAAAAGTTCACACACCAGCCCAGAAGAAGAAGTAATGGCACGTAAAGCTGGTAAAATGCCAGCCCGTAACAAGAAGAACTTTCGTTCTACCAAGTCTGGTGCGGGAATGACTAAGGCTGGCGTTGCTGCTTATCGAAGAAAGAATCCCGGCAGCAAATTAAAGACTGCTGTAACAGGCAAAGTAAAGCCGGGAAGCAAAGCAGCTAAACGACGCAAATCATTTTGTGCACGTTCTGCTGGGCAAATGAAGAAGTTCCCAAAAGCAGCGAAGAATCCTAACAGCCGCTTGCGTCAAGCAAGGAGACGATGGAAATGCTAAACCTACTTGTTGGCCCAATAGCAGACCTAGCTGGGACTTGGTTAAACGGTAAGGTCGAAGAGAAGAAAGCCCAAGCAAAGACACGGGTAGCCAAAGCAGAAGCAGAGGCTGTCGTTATGCAAAAGAAAGCTACGGGTGAAATAGACTGGGACTTGAAGATGGCTGATGCTTCAGCGTCCAGTTGGAAAGACGAGTGGCTTGTAATTTTATTCAGCATACCTTTAATCTTAGCCTTCATTCCGGGAATGGAAGATATTGTATCTCGTGGATTTCAACAATTGGAGCAAATGCCTCAATGGTACCAGTACAGCTTGGGCACGATTGTTGCTGCAAGCTTTGGAACACGAGCGGCAACAAAATTTTTCGGAAAGAAATAAGGAGAAAACCAATGGCACCACGCCGAAGAATGCCTCGTCCACCTAGACCCCAAGATGTTGGAAGTGGAGGAAGACGTCCCCCCCGCCGTATTCCACGTCCACCTAAACCATCAGACACTGGTGGTGGTATGAGGCGACCAAGACGTCCACGTCCACCTAAACCATCAGATACTGGTGGTAGGAGGCCACCAAGACGTCCTACACGTCCAACGGGTCCAAGTCGTCCACCACGTCCACCACGTCGTATAAGACGTGCTATACGTAGACGCAGGTAAATGCGTCAGTGGTTAAAAGCCGTAATTGAATACAATGCTATTGCTCGTCTCACCATGATTGCGAGTATAGCAATGTCTTGGCGATGCGCTGAATGGTTTATGAATATTCCTGACCCTACCATGCAACAAAGTGCGTTTGTTTCAGTTATCATGGGTGTGATGACTGGTATATTCGGTATCTGGATGGGTCAGGAAAACAGGAGCAAAAAGAGCGACTAATGACAGCTATAATTTGGGCACTAGTATTAACAGCGTGTACTCCTAGCGGAGAATGCTACAACCAAACAATTCAATGGTTTGATGGTGAGCCAGAGTGTTTGGAAATAAAAGCAATACACGAAAGTATACCCTCTGATGCTTCTTGGAAAACTGTTGACTATACTTGCAAGATAATAGGAGCCGTTGGTATATGACTGAGGAAAGAGGCAAAGCAGGATTTCGTGTAAGGGCTAATACACGAGGTTCTAGCAAGAACATAAATACTGGAGATTCTTATGTTCCTAAAGTTAAAGTAAAAACAAAAGGTAGAGCAGCAGAGGGTGAAGGAACTATTGACTTGGGAAGAATTAGTTTAACTGGGGGGGGTGTCTACGATGAAAGCAATACCTCTGTATCCTTTCCCGGAAACAAAGTCGGCCTTAGTGATGAAATGAATAATTTTATATACAAGAAATTATCTGCAGGTTTAGGATACAAATTACCTAACGATTTAAAAATAAGTGGGTTTGTTGATCGTGAAAAAATGACAGGACAAAAAGGTAAAAACGCTAAGACTGTTCAATTATCTGGTAATCTTAAAGGAAGCAATTTTGTAGGCTCTTTGACAAGGCTATCAGACGGGGAGACAGTAGGCAGATTTAATTTACGAATACCCTTTGCTTTTGGGGGTAAAATAAAACCTCGTGGTAGGAAGGCAACATATTAATGAAATACAACTCGTCTCACTTCTTAGATAAACTAATCGAACATGAAGGCATGGTTCTTACTGTGTACAAAGATAGTTTGGGCATTGAGACTATAGGTATTGGTCGAAATCTAAAAGATCGTGGTATTAGCAAAGAAGAACTAGATCACCTTGACATACCCAGTATGGATACTGTATATGAACATGGTATTACAGAAGCTGATGCTCGTTACCTTGCCATGAATGACATGGCTATAGTCGAACGGGAGTTGGTCGCTGTTCACAAATGTGTTGAAGACCTAGATGCAGTTAGGCAGTTGATCCTTATGGATATGGCCTTTAATATGGGAGTGCCCCGTTTGTGCAAATTTAAGAACATGTGGTCTGCAATACATGAACAGAAATTTGATATCGCAAGTTTGGAGATGATGGATTCGCGTTGGGCACGGCAGGTAGGACGACGAGCACGTATACTTTCAGACGCTATGAAGTCAGGAGAATTTTAATGAGTAATTTGGAAATTATAAATTACCTAAAACCAAAAAAGATGGGGTCAGGGGCTAGAACAGTTGTGGGGAAAAGCCCAACAGAAACCAATATTCGCAGTAAAAATTATGGTAAATATAGATCTCGTAAGGCTGCTGATAGCGTGGAGAAAAACTTCCTTGAAAAAGGTATTGAAATAGTAAAAAGGTTAGTAGATTGAAAGTAGCTATGTTCTGCATCATCCTTACTGCTGAACCATCAGTATGGGAGATGGATGCCAAAGTTGTTTCAATGCACGATGCCATGTCAGCCTGTCACATGGCTCTAACTGAGCACGGTTTTGAAAAACCAAATGATAAATGCTTTTGTGTAGTAGCTGATGCCAACGAGAGTCAATGAAAACACGGAAGTTGCGTTACCATTACGTAACATAATAAGCATGGTAGCTGCAGCGTCTGTGGCAACATGGGCGTACTTTGGTATTATCGAACGCTTGAATCAGATAGAAACTAACATCACCATGATGGAGTCTGATTTAGCACAGAATACAGAGTTCCGTATAAAGTGGCCTCGTGGCGACATGGGTAGCTTGCCAGCCGACAGTGAGCAATATATGCTAATAGAGCATCTTGCGGGTGAATTAGAAAAATTGCAAACCGATATAGAAAGTGGCAAAGCTCCCTACGACCAACAACAAAAACTAACGCTAGAGTTTTACGAGAAGCGTATTACGAACCTAGAAGAGAATATAGAAAAACTGAGAAACGGCGATGGTTGAACTTACCTTTGTATTGTTGTTAGTAATGGGTGGGGAAAAAGTAGAGTATACACCATACCAGTCTTTATCCGAATGCCTGTCAGTGCGGCGTAAAATAAAACGTAATGTAGGCCCAACCAACAACTTTGACCAAAAGTGGTCATGCAAAGAACTAAAAGTAAAAGTAAAAGATGGTGAGATATTGGAGATCGTAGAGTAACCTATGCCCCCACGTAACCATAGAGACTGGATAAAGAAACCTAAAGTAGAGCACATAAACTCTCTTATATATTCTGATCGTAGTTTATATGAACAAGAACAAGAAAACATATTTTCTAAAGTATGGGTTCCTATGTGTCACATCAGTGAGATGCGAAACAAGGGTGATTATAGGACTACACGAATTGCAGACAAAAGAGTTATTGCAATTAACATAGACGGTAAGAATGTTCAGGCTTATTATAATACTAACGATATTGACCATCGTAAACCTGCTGGAAATATTACCTATGATTTTGCTACCGTAGAAAAACCTCTGCATAGTGAGGTCAAGCATGGTGGCATGGTCTGGGTTACATTAGACCCCAATCCAACTCAAAGCGTAGACGAATGGACAGCAGGTGCGTTTGATTGCATAGCTGATGCAATAGATGCAGAAGAAATGGAAGTGTTTCACTACCATAAGGCCGTAATAAATACAAACTACAAACTGTGGCACGATACTAACAGCGAGTTCTACCACGATTTCATGCACTACTTCAATCGGGTGTCAGGGTTCAATGATGAGTATTTTGCTAGAAAGAACATACCATTTGATAATGGACATGTTAATGTCAGCAGCTTCACAGTCAACTACGAAGAGTACGATGGCTTTGAGGATAGAGGAGAGCTTAGTTTCCCTAATCTCCCACCCAATCAATGGTACATGGTGGACTTATTCCCCGGATTTAATTTTAATTTGCGGGGTAGTGCTTATAGAAGCGATAGCGTTACACCTCTTGGGCCAAACAAGGTTCTTATTGAGTTTCGTGGGTATGGTCTTAAAAAAGACACACCTCAAGAACGTGCCACTCGTATCAAACATCACAACTCTATATGGGGACCGTTTGGCAGGAACTTACATGAAGACCTTATCGGCGTAGCTGGTCAGGGCACGACAATGCGTGAGGGAACCGAACCCCGTAATATTCTACACGGACGACACGAGAACGGCACCATCCATGATGAAGTAGGCATGCGCCACTACTATGATGAATGGTCTAAGTGGATGCAGGTGGATGCTAGTAACCCTGCACTGGCAGCATAATGAAAGAGTGGATAATGGTCATAAGTATGTGGGGGAGTGATGGTGTTACAGATCACTATATAGGACAACTTGCCTTACAAGAACCTATGACTGAAAAACAATGTGAATATATGTTACAAGATGATAAATGGGCAGCTAGTTACAAAAATGACTACTACTCTATGCAAGTGCATTGTTATCCCAAAGACTGTGCAGGAAAAGATAAGTGCGAATAATTAACCAACCAATGAGGAACAGAGATGATTGCAGAAACCCTTGCGGGTATTGCTTTAGTAAAGAGTGCCGTAGACGGGATAAAATCTGCAATTGGAACAGCAAAAGATGTTGGTGAAATTGCGGGGCACATTGACAATCTTTTAACTGGTGAAAAACAAGTACAACAACAAAGGGCTAAGAAGTCTGGTGTTGGTGTAGGTGACCAGTTTGGTATCAAGTCTGTTGCACAAGAAATTATAGATGCACGACTTGCACAAGAACAAGTTCAAGAAATGCGAACTATGATAGATATGCGATTTGGTCCCGGCACGTGGCAAAGCATAGTTGATGAACGAGCACGACGCATACAACAAGCTAAAGAAGAAGAACGGAAAGCTAGAATACAAGCAAGACGTGAACACGAGGAAATGATAGAAGGACTAAAACAATCCGCGTTAATTAGTTTAATTATAGCAGTGGCGATAGGTTTGTTCTTTGCATTTATTGTGTTTCTCCCAAAATAACTTGACTAAACAAAGTTTTTAGATTATAATACTTTTAGAGGGAGAAATTATGAAACAGCTTGCAATAGATGCTTTAAAGCACAGATATGAAGGACAAAAGAAAAGTGCGGAATACGTTATTAAAAATTACTTCTTTCATCCGGCAGCTATCGGTGAACACCCTGACTTGCTTGCAGAAATTGATAAGGCTCTTAAAGATTGGGATGAAGCAAATGGTAAATTGGAAGCGTTGGAAAACTTTGAAGATGACAGGTATGAAACGTTGTTTGATTAAGTACATTGGTTGGGGTTTGCTGTACTGCGGTAGACCCTTTACTAGTATTGGAAACTGGTTTTGGAAAAAGCACAGACAAATACTCGATCTAAACGATCCACGCTAATAATAAAACATACGTCACGTGGAGTTATTTACCGTAAAGATAACTTAGTAAGAATTAAAGACTTACCGGGCGGCATAAAACGATTTAAGTTAAAAGGCAACAAACCAGATGGCTAGTACGTACCTACAATTAACGAATTTAGTTCTACGAGACATGAACGAAGTCGAACTAACTTCTGCTACGTTTGCTGCATCACGTGGTGTTCAAACTACTGTAAAAGATTATATAAACCGCGCAATATCTGATATTATTAATTCTGATTTGAATTGGCCTTTTACTCATGCAAAGGGTTCTGTAGATGTAATTGCAGGTAAGGCTCTTTACAGCCATGCTTCAATAGCAACCACGCTGAAGTATGTAGACTACGACAACATGTTCTTGCAACCAAAGAACTACATTACTAATGGGACATATGAAGTAAATGGCACTTCAAGCATAGCAGGGTGGACAACAGTAGGTGGCACACCCGCTGCAAGCACAAAATTTGGCAACACACTTTTGCTCACCAGTGCTGAAGCTACTCAAGAAATATCAGATTTAATAGTAGGTCGTTCGTATACAGTATTAACACAGACAAGTGGAGCCACCCTTACGCTTGAAATTGGAACGAGTGCAGGAGCAGCACAAACGAAGTCTAGTACACTCACTGTAACTAACGCTAACGAAGTTTTGCTTACTGAAACAACTTTTACAGCAACAGCAACAACACATTTTGTTAGTTTTACAGAGGCTGCAGGAAGTGCCGCATTTGTAAAGCTTGTAACGCTTAGTGAAAATCTAAATCCTGTACCCTTGAAGTATCTTTCATACGAAGAATACACAGAACGATTTAGAGAACGAGATTCCAAAGCAGATGTGGACAAGTTTGGTGATCCTCAATTCGTGTACACAACGTACAACGATGAAATTGGTCTGACCCCCATACCTGATACAAGCAACAGGACTCTTGAGTTTGATTATTACGTAACAAATACTGCTTTGTCTGCAGCAACAGACACAAGCATCATACCCACACGGTTTGAACCCGTAATAGTATCACGGGCGAAGTATTACACTTACATGTTCCGTTCTGATACACAGACGGCACAATTTGCATTAAAAGAATACGAAGATAACTTGAAGCGTATGCGAGTCGAGTTACTAAACAGAAAAGATTATATGAGAGCAGTGTAGTATGCCTGATTTAGAACTTCAGGGTGTATCCCCGTTATCATTCAACTGTGAGGGGGGTCTTGTGCTAAACAGGTCCACCTTCATTATGCAACCCGGTCAGGCACTTGAGTTGGAAAACTTTGAGCCAGATGTAGGTGGTGGATACAAACGGCTGTTGGGTTTTAGACCTCTTGTAAATCAAATTGTACCTGAAACAAACGTTTCATCAGAGGCTGTGCTTCTGTCAACCAAGTTTAATAACTTTGTATTAGCTGCTAGAGGAGAAAAAATATTTAGCTCCGCTTCGACAGAGTTATCAATAAAAATAGTATCCACTACAGCTATGACAGGAGCGGGAACTATTACAGTCGATAGCACATCAGGGTTTAGTGCTAGTGGCACAATTCAAATAAATTCGGAAATATTTACATACACTGGTAAATCTGCAGGTGCATTTACAGGCGTAACAAGGGCGACGGGTGGCACGACAGCAGCCAATCATGCGGTTACAGATGTAGTTTCAGAAACGTGGACAGCTAGAGATACAGGAAGAACCAACGCTGCACGATACAATTTTGAGAAATACAATTTTGATGGTAACGACAAAATAATAGTAGTTGATCAAACAAACAATCCAACAGTATTCAATGCGTCGTTAACAGCCACAGACATTTCACCAGCCAGTGGAACGGGTCAATCTACACAGTTGTTAGTTGCAGCAGCTTCTGGCACAGGCATGACAGGTGCTGGTACACTAACGGTAGTTGATACCTCTGCATTTAATAGTTCCGGTTCTTTGCTTATAGGGTCTGAAACATTCACATACACTGGTAAATCTGCTACTACATTTACAGGTGTTACACGAGCAACTTCTAGTAGTGTTGCGGCAGATCATGCTATAGGGGATATTGTATTAGACTTGTTTCCCCCAACAGTAGGCGGTGCAAAGTTTGTGGTGGCATTCAAAGAACATATGTTCTATGCTGGGATGTCAACTAATAAACAAGAAATTGTATTTAGTGTCCCGTTTGATGAAACAAATTTTTCCGCTGCTTCCGGTGCTGGTAGCATACGAGTTGATGACGAAATAACCGGATTAAAAGTTTTTAGAAGTGACTTATTTATATTTTGTAAAGACAGAATATTTAGGCTATCAGGATCTTCACAAGCAGACTTTGCAATAACTCCTGTAACAAGAAACATAGGCTGCATAAATGGCTTTAGTATTCTTGAATTTGCAGGTGACTTAGTATTCTTGGGTCCAGACGGACTTCGCACAGTTGCTGGTACTGCTCGTATTGGTGACGTTGAGTTGGGAACAATAAGCAGTAATGTACAACAATTATTTAGGGACAATCTTGATGATGCTAGTGCGTTTGTCTCTTTGGTCATACCCGATAAAACGCAATACAGAATATTCTTTTCAAAATCCACAGGTATAGCTAGTGCGACTATAGGTGTGATTGCAGTGATGAAAGGACAGGCGTTTGAGTTTTCTACGATGAAAGGCATACGTCCCGCCTGTGCAGATACTGTGATTGAAGATGGTGACGTTATTGTTTTACACGGCGGTTTTG